AAGTCCTTTTTTCTGATTGCTAAATGTGTTGATCCTGGTACAGTTAATAGTGGTTTACAATTACGTGCTACTCGATCGTATACTTATAAGGCTTTATCTGACCGGTCTGGAGAAATAGAAAATGCTGTTTTATAATTATTTTTTTTGCATATATGCTGGGGGGTGCCGACCGTGGTAGAAAGGGGTTGCAAACCCTTTCGGGCGGTTGGGGGGCATAGCCCCCAAGATTGAAGCCCGGGGGCCCCCGCGTGAGTGGGGAACGGCTGATATCGATTGCTGACTATGTTTTTTTATTGATAAGGGAGATTAAAATGTGTGACCTCAATACGTCTTAATAATGCTTCTTTAGTTGCATCATCCAGTTCTGGATACCAATCACGAGGATGTAAATTACTCGTTATAAATATCTTTTTTGCATTGAACACTACACTAGACCCTTTTACCTCGACTATAACAGGATACTTATCAAACCAGCGCAGAACATGCGCTATATCGATTCCTCCTCGAAATTCATCCAACACAATGTTTTCCTGACCTCTGTATCCATCCCAAAATTTAGACCTTGGATCTTTAGGATAAGCGTCGATTCCTGCTTCTTCCCAGGCCCTGTGAGACTTCCCACTTCCTGTGACGCCCCAATAACAGACAATTTGTCGTTCCATTCCAATAGCTTGAAGATTATCGGAAGCAATTCTTTTGAGTTGATTATAACACCGTATGTAGATATCAGCCGGGACATCATCCAACCTTGATCGTTTCGCATTACTTCGTACGGTTTCCCAATCCGTCTTATTGTTGCGTTTAAAAGCAAGCGCTCCCAATTCAAACTGAGTTCCCTCAACTCTTGTTTCTTCTTTCCAGACATAATCGTTAGCCGCGCTAGATCTGGACAACTCTGCATGAACCCCAGTTCCAAAGATGGACTTGACTGCTGCCATTCTACACTTCTTTCGAAAGGCGACCAATAATTGCCAGTGTAAATATCCCGTCTCCCCTCCTCGTTCCAGTTGCCCTCTGATAAAGGCGACGCATTCATGCTTGTAAGGTGTGAATTCATTGTACGGTATTGTTAATAGCCAATAAACACCTTGTGACATTCAAAGTAGAATGAGAAGTGATCCTCCTTGCTACTTCCCAATTTATATAAAATAGTGTGTGACAAAAGTCATGTCACGCGTGACAAAATCGTGTCACGCATGGGTCCTTTACCCCTGTTACCCCTTGGGATTCTGAAGCCGTAGTATTACTTACTATAACGGCTTCCCAATTCCCGGTTATACTATATAACCCGTTCCTTTCCTGCATTGTTTGATTCACTCTTTATTCTTTAATGAAACGTCAACGTACAAATGGCTCGTTCTATCCTCGGGCGAATTTTCCTAGTCAGTTTTCTTATCCTTTTAAGCCTCTCATGGTTTCTCGTTCTGCTCAGACAAATCGAACTAGTGGGTCCTACACCCAAACAGCTTCCAAGAAGCAGTCTCCTAACTACTCTTCTGTGACCAATCAATATGATATGAAGTCGCAATATCGTCGTCGTCGGATGCCTTATCGCAAAAAGCGTCGGTGGGTTAAATTCGTGAAACGAGTTCGTGCTGTTGCTGATTATGAACAAGGTCTTAAGACTGTGTTATTCAATGATCAAGTTACTGCCTTTCCTGCTGCTAATGGACAAGACTGGTGCTCAATTCATCTCTTTGGTAATTATGGTGCTGATACTTCTCAAGAAAACGGATGTCGAGATTTATATGATATCGTTGCCGCTGATACTACACTTACTAAGACTAAGCGATTTATGATTAAGTCTGCTATCGTTGATTTGACTATGGTGAACAGTCCAAATATCACTGAACAATTTCCTTTGGATCCTACAAAGAATTATACTCTTGAGGTCGATGTATATGTATTATGGCATCATGATAAAGACACTGAGTTCTCAAATGTAAGCGATGCTCTAGTTCAAAGTATATCTGAAGTTACACCTATTGGAGGTGGTACAGGTATAACAATGCAGACCCGTGGTGCTACACCCTTTGCCCTCGGACAATTCCTTCGTAATGCTGGCGTTACTGTATTATCTAAACGAAAGTATCTTTTATCTAAAGACCAAGTTGCTACTTTTCAGTATCGTGATCCTAAGAATCATGTGATTAATCCAAGTAATATTCCTAATGCCGGAGCTGACAATGTTGAGTTAAATTATGGTAAAATGACAAAGTCCTTTTTTCTGATTGCTAAATGTGTTGATCCTGGTACAGTTAATAGTGGTTTACAATTACGTGCTACTCGATCGTATACTTATAAGGCTTTATCTGACCGGTCTGGAGAAATAGAAA